TCCCGCAGAACATAAATCTCACAATCTAATTCAATTGGATAACGGCCAGTTTTGTTTGTATCCGAATAATAGATTAAGAATTTTTGACAATAGTTTGACACCAGAGAAACCAAAGATGCCAGACTTTAAAGTTTCTACACAATATTATCAAGTTGAACGTGGATATGAACGTCTTGGAATGGGAGATGAAGAAGAATATTTTTGGAAGACTTCGAAAGAGAGAGAAAATAAATAGTTTCCTGGGATAGAACCCCTAAAAAAGTTCTGATTTGTTCAAATCAGAGGAAAATCTCATGGCTAACTCTCCCGTAGACAAGAGTAAGGATTTTATCAAGTCTGGCATGACACTAATTACAGAACTTGCAAGCGATAGACATTTAGGGAAGTCAAAAAAAGTTGAAAAAAGTAAGATAAATAAGTCAGAATAATAATATTTCATGCCTCTAGAAAGGGTAAGTCAAGGTTTTAAAGACATAAGCATGTCGTTTCAGAGTAACCCTCTGAATGGGGATTTGATTGCCCTCAAAAATGAAAGTGCTATATCTAGATCTATTCGAAATATTGTGTTTACTTTCCCTGGAGAAAAGTTTTTTAATCCTGATTTTGGATCTCAACTTTATAGTGTTCTTTTTGAGAACATTGATGATATTTCTGCACTCAGAATTAAAGACGAAATTAAACAATCAATAATTAATTTCGAACCAAGAGTTGATTTAATTGATGTTAAAGTATCTCCAGACTTTGACAATAATGCATTTAATGTGACAATTATATATGAAATCATAGGAGCTGATGTTCCATCACAAGAATTACAATTTGTATTGCAACCAACTCGGTAAAAAATGCCACTAGTCAACTTTTCTAACCTAGATTTTGATCAGGTTAAAACATCTCTAAGAGATTACTTAAAATCTAACTCCAATTTTACCGATTATGATTTTGACGGATCGAATCTTTCGTCAATTCTTGATGTATTAGCCTACAATACGTACATCACTTCATATAATGCCAACATGGTTGCGAATGAAGTTTTCATTGATAGTGCGACATTAAGAGAAAATGTCGTATCTTTAGCAAAAAATATAGGATATTTACCGAGATCTAGAAAATCTTCAAGTGCTGTTATCAGTTTTTTCGTCGATACTACCAATATTTCCCCTCCTCCAGCATCTATTACTCTTAAGAGGGGTCCAATTGTTACCTCATCATCAAGATTTGGAGGAGGTTCCTTTGTTTTTTCAATAACCGAAGATATAACAGTACCAGTTTTTGATGGAATTGCATCCTTTGATGATATAATCATTCATGAGGGGGTCCTTTTAACGTCAAATTTCACGTTTACGTCAAGAAACCCAAATCAAAGATTTATTTTGCCCAATTCTGGCATCGATACAGACCTTATTAATGTTGCAGTCAAGAGTAATGAGCAATCCACATCCAGAGTTAAGTACACATTAAAGGATAATTTGTTAGAGATCGGTTCAGATTCCAAAATTTTCTTCCTACAAGAGATTGAAGACGAAAGATATGAGATTTTCTTTGGTGATGGTATCTTTGGACATGCTTTGGAAGAGAGTAATTTCATAACAATCGATTATATTTCATCAAATGGAGATTCTTCTAATGGCGTCAGTCAGTTTTCTTTCTCTGGAAGACTCTCATATAATAGAAATGGAACGGAATACACAGTAACAACGGGAGTTTCTCTTGTAACTACTGTTTCACCATCATCTGGAGGCCAAAATATCGAAAGTGTGGAGTCGATTCGTAAGTTTGCACCCAAAATATACGCGACTCAAAACAGAGCTGTCACTTCTGATGACTATGAAACCCTAATTCCATCAAAAATTTACCCAGAAACAGAATCAATTTCAGTTTTTGGCGGAGAAGAAGTAGTTCCACCACAATATGGTAAGGTTTTTATAAGCATAAAACCAAGAACAGGCGATTTTCTATCAAATTTGGCAAAAGAAAACATAAAACTCAAATTGAAGAAGTATGCAGTTGCTGGAATTGTTCCAGAAATCTTAGATTTGAAGTATCTTTATGTTGAGATTGATTCAAAAGTGTATTATAACTCAAATTTAGCTCCAAACCCAGCTTATGTTTCTAGCATTGTTCAAAATAATGCAAATAAATACGCAGAATCGACAGAATTGAACAAATATGGCGCGAGATTAAAGTATAGTAAGTTTCTCAAGATAATAGATGACAGTCATGAGTCAATAACATCAAATATTACGACTGTAAACATCAGAAGAGACCTTAGAGTTGCTCTTAATACTATCGCAGAGTACTCAATTGGTTTTGGTAACGAATTTTATGTTAAATTTTCGGAAGGATTCAATATAAAAACATCTGCCTTTAGAATTAATGGATTTGCAGAGGATGTTTATATATCGGACCTTCCAGATTTTGACCGAAAAACGGGATCTTTGTTCCTTTTCACCTTACCGACAGAAAATTCCCAAAATCCAAGCATCATAAGAAGAAATATTGGTAGAATTGATTATGTAAGGGGCATCATAACAATAAATCCGATTAATATAGTATCTGGAAAGATAAAAGATGGCCAAACTATCATTGAAATATCTGTTTCTCCAAAATCCAACGATGTTGTTGGATTACAGGACCTTTATTTGCAACTAGATATTAATAACAGCAATTTTGAAACTATTGTTGACGATATTTCTTCTGGATTAGACCCATCTGCTTCCAGTTATATCGTGTCTTCAAGTTATCCGGATGGAAATCTTGTTAGATCTGGTGGAAGATCTAATATAACTAACACAAGTACTCAGGGAGGAGATGTGCCACCAACAAATCAATCAATTTCTAATAGAACCACAAATCCCGGATCAAGATCTTCCGGATCATCATATTAAAGACGGATAGATAAAGAATATGTCAGAAAAAAGAATTCAATTCAATAATATTATTCAAAATCAATTACCAACCTATGTTAGGAACGATTTTCCCCTAATATCGGAGTTTTTGAGGCAATATTACATTGCTCAGGAATATCAAGGAGCACCTATTGATTTAATTCAAAATATTGACAAATATGTCAAACTTGATAACATTACAAATCTGTCATATTCTGCAAAATTAGCATCTAATATTGATTTTGATGATACTGTCATCACGGTAGACGCTACAGAGTCATATACCGGGACAAATCAGTTTCCAGATTCATACGGTCTCTTAAAAATTGGAGATGAGATCATAACGTACACTGGAAAAACCGATTTTTCGTTTACTGGGTGTATTAGAGGATTTAGTGGCGTAGAATCATATAGAGGAGAGATAAATCCCGAAGAACTCGTATTCAGATCCACTGAAGCTTCTTCACATGAGTCTGGAACAGAAATTATAAATTTAAGTTGCCTTTTTCTTAAGGAATTTTTGTCAAAAACAAAAATACAACTTATTCCAGGATTAGAAAACAGACAATTTTCTGAAAACCTAAATGAAAATGTTTTTATCAAAAATGCAAAGGATTTTTACCTGAGTAAAGGAACTGATAGGGGTTTTGAGATTTTATTTAAGGCATTATACAATGAAAACGTAAAGATTATTAGGCCGTCAGAGTTTTTAACAACTCCATCCAATGCCCAATATAAAGTAACAGACAATCTTATTGTTGAACCTATAGATGGCAACCCAAATGATTTAAAAAATAGAACTTTATATCAGGGTAGTTATGGAAAAAACATAAACTATGCATATGCCCCTATTACAGATGTTGAGGAGATACGAGTTGGTATCGGAGAAACTTATTACAATCTTAAGTTAGATGCTGGGTACAATAGAGACATTGGAGTTAGAGGTGCGATATATGGTGAGTTCTCAGTATATCCCAAGACTCAAGTAATTGATCGTGTATCTTCTGGATCAACTGTTATAACTGTTGATTCTACCGTTGGGTTTGATTGTCCTGGTGAACTGTACTTAACATATGATGATAAGTCTATTGGAATAGTTTCATATACATCAAAATCTTTGAATCAATTTTTTAACTGTACAAACATATCTGGGACTATTTTAGATAAATCTGTAGTTGGAATAAACACATTTGCCTATGCATCATTTGACGATCAAGAGATTAGAGTTAGGATTAATTCTGTTTTAAATGAGATAAGCTTCTCAGATAATTCTAGATATTATGAGAGTGGAGATGTTGCTCAGATAAAAACTCTTGGAGCATCGATTGATGGTCCATTGGCGAAAAATTGGTTTTACAATGTGTCACCAACATACAAAGTAAACAATATTATTCTTGTAGATAGCTCCGATAATACATACAGAGTTAATCTGAACGTAGACCACTACTTTAAATTAGGAGACGTTGGTACAATTACTTCCAACGATGGAATATCAAAATCTTCATCTATTATTGATATCCCGTCATCCAAATCAATTGTCATTAAAGGGCAAGGAAATCTTTCACCACTTAAAAAATATACGTTCAAAAGAAACCTATTAAAACTATCATCTAACTTTTTTCCAGAATCATCTTTTTATACAACAAACGTACAAAATGTATATCAATCAAAAATTGATAGAGATGAATATATTGTTGCGTCACCATCTATTCCACACTATGAATCTCAACCGATAGAAACATCAGATAGATCTGTTACATTTTCTGGTAGATTTTTTGGTGAAGAATTAGAAATTTCTTCAGGAAGAGATCATGGATTCTATACTGGAGATGCTGTTTATTATATCCCCGAAAAAATAATAACTACAACAACTGATGATGATGGGCAAGAAGTAACTAATACTACAATTTCTTCATCACTTTTCACCGAAGATTCTGGTGGTGAAGGATTGTATTTTGTAAAGAGAGTTTCTTCAACAACAATAAAACTTTCTAGGAGTAGGACAAATATCTATAAATCAGAATTCATATCTATAGATTCTCCATTAACTGTAAACAACAATACTATAAAACCATTTAAATTAAAGTCAAAGACTTTAGAATCGCAAAAAATATTCAGAAAAATCTCAAAACCAACAAACAATGGATCCGTATTTAATACTGATCCTGGGTTTACCGGTATTTTAATTAATGGGGTGGAAATATTAAATTATAAGTCCAATGATTTTATTAATTATGGGAAAATTGATATGGTTGATATTTTATCACCAGGATTTGACTATGATGTTATTAGTCCTCCTCCAGTGGTGGTAGAAGACCCTGTGGGGGTGGGTGCTGAGGGATTTGTTTCCCTATCAGGTTCTTTGAGAGAGATTAGAATTTTAGATTCTGGCTTTGACTATGAAGAGACCCCAAAAATAAACATAAATGGGGGGAATGGTTCAGGTGCAAAAGCCTTTGCTAATATGAAGTTGATTAACCACTCAGCATCATTTGATTCACAATCTCAAGTTGGCATAGGTACCACAATCTCTACTATTGAGTTCAGTACATATCACAAATTTAGAAACTCTGAAAAAGTAATTTACAGTACAAACAGTCAGGATGCCGTTGGAGGACTGATTCCCAACGAATCATATTTCGTGTCGATTCAAAACGATTTATCCGTAAAGCTTCATAAAAACTTAGCAGATTCTATCTCTGGAATTAACACAATATCTTTACTTTCATATGGTATAGGAGTTCATGAGTTAAAGTCGTTTAATAAAAAGTCAATAGTCGAATCCATCAATGTAGTTTCTCCAGGATCTAACTATCAAAACAAAAAAAGATCTATAGGACCTGTAGGAATCAATACTTCATTAGATATTGTCAATATTAAAAATCATGACTATGATACCGGAGAAATAGTCAAGTATACTTGTGATGGAAATCCTGTTGGGGGTCTATCAATTAACACCGAGTATTATCTGACAAAAATAGATAAAGATTCATTCAAGTTATCAAGAATAAACACTGAGTTAGGATCGAAAGAAAAAGATTATTTTTATAAAACTGGTCAATATGAAAATCTAACAAGTTCTGGTATAGGAACACATATTTTTAATTATCAAGATATTTCAGTAAATTTAATTGGAAAGGTTGGAATATCCTCAATTGACAATGAAACTTTTGAAGCTAAAATTGAACCAATTTTCCGTGGAGAAGTTACATCATTATACTTATCGAACGGTGGAGTTGGATATGGATCGTCTGAGGTCATAAACTTTGAAAGACCTCCAGAAATAAGATTGGGATTTGGATACGGGGCTCAAGTCAAACCCGTTATAAGAAATGGAAGTATAGTAGAAGTCATAATACAAAATTCTGGTAGAAATTACACCCACTCACCAGATTTAAATATTATTGGTAGCGGAGTTGGCGCAGTTTTGGTCCCCATCATAGTTGATGGGAAATTGTCATCTGTAAAGATAAATTCTGGTGGATTTGGATATGATCAAGAAACGTTTATAGACATCATATCTTCCGGTCAAGGAGCAAGTTTTAAACCAATACTTCAATCTTGGAGAATAAATCTTTTTGAGAAAAACTTTTCAAGAGTATCTGATGACGATGGTTACATCACTGAGGGTTTAAATAAAAATCTTGGACTCCAATACTCTCACATATACGCTCCCAGAAAATTAAGAGAATCTGTTTTCTCTGTTGATCAGGATGCAAAAATTTTATATGGCAAAAAAGACTTAAAGCGTGTCAATAGTTTAGAAGTAAAATCATCAGATCACTCACCAATTATTGGGTGGGCGTATGATGGAAATCCGATTTATGGCCCATATGGATTTGCAACAAAATCTGGTGGAATTGTTCTTCAAATGAAATCTGGATATAGTATTGATTTAAAAGAGTCGAGACCGCCAGTATCTTTATTCCCGGAAGGGTTTTTTGTAGAAGACTATTCTTATCAATATATTGCAGACGAAGATATTCTTGATGAAAATAATGGAAGATTTTGTGTTACTCCCGATTTTCCTGAGGGAACATATGCATATTTTGCAACGATTAATGATAGTGCTGTAGATTCTTCAGGACCGTTTGCAAAGTATAGAAGACCCAGTTTCCCATACTTAATTGGAAATAATTATAATGACAATCCAATAGATTTTAATTTTCAGGGAAAATCAAATCAAGATGATATTGATTTAAATGATGAAAATTGGTGTAGAGTCATAAATCCATATAATTTGATTGAAGATGATATTAAATACGAGTACCTGTATATACCTCAAAATTTATCACAAAAATCAACTATAAATTTTGCATCTAATGGAAGTATAGATTCTGTAGGAATTACTAGTGCAGGAGATCTTTATCAGGTTGGAGATTCAATCTCGTTTGAGGATAGAAGTATCTCTGGAAATAAAGTATCTGCCAAAGTCTCAATGGTTGGCGGAAAACAAGTAAATAATATCAGTGTGGCCACAAGCAGTATTGGAGAAGTTGAGATATATCCATCATCAATACGGGGAGAGTATGTATTATATACTCCAAATCCACATGAATTTAAAAATCAGGATATTATTACAATTTCTGGGATATCTACAACAACAACTGAACTTGGGGGTTCGTATAAAGCAAATGTAAAGAATAATGTTTTATTTGTAGTTGGATTGGGAACAGATGTATCTGGAATTGAACCATCGACATCAACTGGATTGGTGACACATTTTAATGTTTCTGGAGATTTGACATATCCAAATATAAGAGAGAATGATATTCTTAGTATCGGATCAGAAAAAGTGAAGGTTCTAAACATTGATAGAAAACTATCAAGAATAAGGGTCTTGAGATCTATTGACGGAACTATCGGATCTTCACATCCGCCATTCGAAGAACTTTTAGAAGTTTCTAAAAAAATAATCATAAAATCAAAATCAAACGAAGGGGTTGATTATAAACTCAATAAAGAGTTGTATTTTGATCCAAACGAATCCATTGATTTGGGTACAAACTCAATATACATAGAAGACCATAATCTTAATACCGGAGATATATTAACGTACTCTTCAAATACTGGGAGCCCAATAGTAGTTTCCAGAGAAGAAGACCTTTCTTCTCCAATATCCCTTTCAGATCAGCAAGAGGTTTTTGTTGCAAAGATAAATGACGATTTGATTGGTATTTCCACAGTTAGAGTTGGTCTCAACCCTTCTGGCAATTTTGTCGGTATTGCAGAGACTTATAGAGACTCTGGAACTTTATATTTCTCTGGAATTGGAACAGGTGTTTATCATAGTTTCTCTACAAATTATAAAGTTAATACTGGAAAAATTACAAGAAATATTGTTACGGTATCGACTGCTCAGACACATGGATTAATGAGTGGGCATGATGTTTTTGTCGATGTTAATTCATCAACACCAACAACATTCTCTGTTAAGTATAATGATTACAACAGAAGAGTTATTATAAACCCCAAAGACTTTTCTCCTGCAAATGTAAATACAACTAATGATAGTATAATGATAGAAAATCATGGATTTTCTACCGGAGAAAAAGTAATATACACTTCACCATCTCCAGCACAAGGTCTTGAAAATAACGGAATTTATTATATTATATGTTTAGATGATAATAATTTTAAATTAGCATCCAGCTATGAGGATTCTAAAAATATTACTCCACCAGCAGTTAAAATATTAGAAGCATCTTCTGGATCAATCAACCCAGTAAATCCACAAATAAAAGTATATAAGAATTCCAGAGTAATTTTTGATCTATCAGACAATTCACTATCATATTCAAGCCTTTCGACATTATATTCTGCTTTTGAGTTTAATTTGTATTCTGATAACAATTTTACAAATAAATGGAGTAAGGTAAAAGATGGAACGACATTTAATGTTGAAAAGATAGGATCTGTAGGAGTTACTGCAGATGCCAAAGTTATTTTGACAGTTAATGAAGAAATTCCAGATACTCTTTATTATAAGTTAGATCCAGTATTTGAAAGTAATATTCCAGAAGAAAAGCAGAGTGTTGTTGTAGACTCAGAAGTTATTTCTGGGTCGGAAATAAAATCTACGTCTAGCGAATATAATGGTCAACATACAGTATCTCTTAAATCGCCAACAGAATTTGTATATACCATTGATAAGACTCCGGAAAGGGTATCTTATGCATCCTCAATATCAAATATTTCGTATACAACAACATGCACAAATGCTTATGGACCAATAAAGGAAGTAGATATAAAAAATTCCGGTGGAAATTATAGTTCTTTGCCAGGAATATCTACAATAACTTCATCATTTGGAATTAATGCTGTTGTTGAAGCTTCTAGTCAAACAATTGGTAAAATCAAGAAGATATCTATTGACAATATTGGATATAACTTCCCATCAGATAAAACATTGAGTCCATCTGTAATGATGCCTCAGATAGTTAAAATTGATCCATTGTATTCTATAGAATCTATAGGAATATCTTCCGTTGGGAAGGGATATATTAGTTCACCCGATCTTATTGTTGTGGATAGTAGGACAAATACTGTAGTATCGGATTTGGATCTTAAGTATTCTTTGGGAGATTCTGATGTATCAATCCTTAAGAACACTAACGGAATAAGTAACTTAATTCCAACAATAATTCCAACAAAGAACAGTAATGGTGTAGGAATTAGCTCATTATCATATAATTCGAACAATAAAGATGTAACAGTAACATTATCATCAGGATTCAGTGATACAGATTCTTTCCCATTTAAAGTAAATGATAAGGTTCTAATTGAAAATGTTAGTATCGGTGTTGGTTCTACAGAAAGAGGATACAATTCAGAAAATTACAACTACCAGTTGTTTACAATTACTTCTACAGATGAGAATATTGGTGGTATAGGGACAGTAACTTATAGTATGTCAGAATTTTTTGAGGGAACTAATAATACCCCAGGATCATTTGACGATATTAATTCTGTGGGAAGAATTATACCTCAGAAACATTTCCCAACCTTTAATGTATTATTAAAAAATAATCAATATTTTGCTGATGAGTCTGTAAGATCAGATTCGGCAACCGGAATTGTGAATGGATGGGATCCCAGAACTGGCATTCTGAGAATTTCATCGAAGCAAAACTTTGTTGTTGGAGAACTTATTGAGGGTGTAACATCAAAAACTCAAGGTATTGCAAAGAATATAGAATCTCCAGATTCATATTTTAATTTAAAAAGCACTTCAACTGTAGTTGATGGACTGCAAGTAAAATCAGGATTCTTAAATGAGAATACACAAAGAATTCAAGATGGTGACTATTATCAGAAGTTCTCATATTCTTTAAAATCAAGAGTTGATTATGATACTTGGAACGATCCTGTTTCAATATTGAATCACAGCGTTGGATATAAAAAATTCTCAGATTATCAACTAGAATCTTCGCCAGATAACAAAACTTCCTTAGTTGTTGGACTCTCCACAGATTTAACATCATACGACACTATTAATGATTTAATAGGAGTTGCGAATTTGAATTGTGTTTACGATTTTGACTTAGTGAAGGAAAACTCATTATCAATAAACTCAAACACAATATCAAATGAAGTTATCTTTGCAAATAGAATTATTACAGACTTTTCAGAATCTGTTGGAAACAGAGTTCTTTCGGTTGATGATGTAAGTAGTACTTTTAATAGCAAACCAAGGCCAACAACCTTTAGTGTTATCGATAACTTTGATGTTAGAGATAAGAGAGCGATCAAGTATATAACGTATGTTAAAGATAGAAGGTTTACGCAGCAGAGACAATTAATGATTGTTGATCTCATTCATGACAGATCATTTGGATATATGAATCAATATGGAAGAGTTGGGACAACTTATGACCAAGGATTTTTCGATTTTACTATTTCTGGAACAGATGGTCAGGTTCAATTTTTCCCAACAAGATTCTCCATCAATGATTACGATATTACTAATGTGTCATATAATTTGGACGACAATTTACTTGGTGCAGGAACCACTATTATTGGGCAATCCATTATAGACACCAGTAGTATTGCTATTTCTTACGGACACTCATCGACCATTGTCGGTATTGATAGTGGATATAACTCAGCAAAAGTTCTTGTCCAATTAACAGCAGATTCGTATCAGGGTAATGAGTTTGAATTCACACAACTCAATATCGCACATAATGGAAACGAGGTTTCTATGCTTGAATATGGACAACTAACCACAAGCTCTGGACCATATGCAACATCGGGATTTGGCACGTACTTTGCGTATTTAAGTGGATCGAAATTGAATGTAGATTTCATTCCAAATGCCGTTGGTGTAGGATCTACTGGAGTAATTAATACAATTACTGTAGGACTTGCAAATTCAACCTCTGATCAATCCGAATCGGTAGATATGAAGCACTCTAGAATAGAATCTAGAGTAACATCAATTCCATCCTCTATATTGCCAGAGGAGACTGTAATATCAGAGTATCCATGTGATGGTACTTATGATGTGGGATATTTTATGATTCAAGCTCATGATTCTACGAATAATGAGTATCAATTCTCAGAGTTTGTTGTTGTAGATGACTATCAACCAACAATTTCTGGTTATGAAACTTATGATACCGAATTTGGTGAAGTTACAACCCTCTCCGGTTTAGGAACAATTGGGTCAAGAGTAGTTAAATCCCAGGTTGGAACCGCAGCAACCACTCAAGTTTTATTCACACCATTACCTGGTATTGATGTAAATGTGAATGTATACATGAATGCACTCAGAAATGAAGATGATGAAAAGGATCAAATTGATTTTAATAATGGATCAATAGAAACTGGTTTTGGACTTTATGAAGGAAACGAAAAAGATATTAAACGATCTTTTAACTTGACATACAAAAATGACCCAATTTTTGAAAAAGTATTTAAGGGCAATGATCCATCTATTGTTGATGTAAATGAAGATACTATCATAATACCAAACCATTTCTTTGTTTCTGGAGAATCTATAAAATATTACAATACAGGAGTGGGATCGACCGAATCTATCGGAATCTCGACCGAAAATTTTGTTGGAATAGGACTTACAGATAAACTACCTGGAGAATTATTTGTTGTCAACATCAGTGATAATAAGATTAAATTGGCGTCCAGTGCTCAAAATGCTCTGAAGAGTATCCCAGATACCTTAGATATTGTTAGCGTCGGCATAGGAACAGAGCATAGATTTGTATCGACAAATCAAAATTCTAAGGTAATAGTTTCTATTGATAATATCATACAATCTCCAGTTGTCTCTGTTGCACTAACAACAACCTTATCAGATGATGTTACAACTACTGATGATTTAATAGAATTCGCTGGAATTACATCATTCTTTGGAGGAGACCTGGTCAGAGTTGGTAATGAAATTATGCTTATTGAAGGCATTGGTATTGGTGTTACGAATAGACTCAGAGTTCGTAGATCTTGGCTTGGAACATCTGTTGGCAGTTATCCTTCTGGAGAATTGGTGACTAAGGTTACTGGGGATTATAATATTGTAGATAATGTTCTTACCTTTATTGAAGCTCCATCAGGAAATATTCCTTTGGGTGGAGAAACAAATACTCCTGACGAAAGAGATTGGACTGGAATATCAACAGGATCTAGTTTCCACGCAAGAGTATTTTTGAGATCTGGTATCCCAAATACTTCAAATGAAACTTATTATAAGAACTATGTTTTTGACGATATATCCCAAGATTTTAATGGAACAAACAATGAATTTACACTCAAATCAAATGGAGCTGATGTAACGGGAATTTCTAATGAAAATGCTATCATTTTGGTCAATGATGTATTCCAAGGTCCAGGACAAACTAGCGATTATGTTCTGTCTGAGAGTGTAGGAGAGACTGCTCTTACATTTACAGGAAACTCTCAGAGTATAACCAATGATGTTGGAATATCAAGTTTCCCCAAAGGAGGTATTATAGTATCGGTTGGATCAGATAATGGATTTGGGTATCAACCTTTAGTGTCTGCAGGAGGAACTGCTATCGTTTCTATTGGAGGAGCAATTGAATCGATAAGTATTGGAAATAGTGGTTCTGGATATAGACCAGGCGTTCAAACCGTCAATGTTGGGGTTAAGACCTCGGATTATGATTTTACTCATATTATTGGTTCAGCTTCTATAAGTGATGGACATATTTCAAGTGTGTCAATTACAAATCCTGGAGTTGGATATACTTATACCAATCCTCCTATTGTTATTTTTGATGATCCCCTTTCATATGAAAATATTCCACTAATCTTTAGTGATTCTAGTCCATCATCTGGAATAGGGACAAGAGCAACTGTTGATGTTGTTGTTGGACAGGGATCAAGTATTGTTGATTTTGAAATAAAAAATACTGGATATGGATATAACGTTGGTGAAGTTTTGACTATTCCATTTGGCGGTCAATCGGGAATTCCAACTACTTCTTCATTCCAAGAGTTCAAAGTTACAATCGATAAGATATTTACTGATAAATTTACTGGATGGTCTTTGGGAACCTTAGAGGTTTTGGACAGTATTGAGAGGTTTATAGATGGAGAAAGAACATCTTTCCCTCTATCTCTTTCTGGAAATATAGTTTCTATTATAGCTTCTAAAGGATCTAAAATTAATGTTCAAGATGTTCTTCTCGTTTTTGTCAATGAAATATTGCAAGTTCCTGGGGAAGGGTACATATTTACTGGTGGTAGTGTTCTAACCTTTACTGAAGCACTCAAAGTTGGAGATAGTGTAAAAATTATTTTCTATAAGGGTACTGGTGGAGCAGATGTTATTGATAGAGAAATACTTGAGACCGTGAAACCTGGAGATACATTAACAGTCAATAGTGATTCTTCAATAGGACAATCTAAGTTTTTGGATGAAGATTTAAGAACTGTCAATTCGATAGAATCAACAAATCTTGTGAATACAAACTTATACTTTGGTCCAGGAAATACTAGTGATGAGAACTTAGAAAGACCAGTTGATTGGTGTCGTCAAACTGAGGATAAAATTATTGATGGCCAAGAAGTTGGAAAGGATAGAGAAATTTATGAACCAATTATTAATCCAATTGCACATATTATATCGCCCATAGAAATAGGATCTACCGTTCTTTACTGTGATGGAGTTAGACCAATATTTAACGCAAAGAATGAGAATGACACTTCTATAGATTTCCAAAACAAAGTAACATTGATATCTCAAGAATATGCTGTTACAGAAACTAATAACGTAGTTGCATATGATGGGGATTTCGGCATAGTAGTTGGATTTGGAACTCACGAAAAAGACACTGGTGAGAAACAATTTATATTTGATTTGCACATACCATCAGATTCTCCATTAAGAAATACTAAATTAGTTGATTCTGAAATTACTATCAGTTCTTTGGATGTTGGGGATTACTTTACTGTCAGTAAATCAAGTATTGGTAGTGAAGACTCTCCAATCACATCATTAGATGAAAACGGCAATTTAATTAGTACTGGGTTATCTTTTGTGGATAACACATACAAGGTTGATGCAGTTGAATCAATAGAAGTTCCAGTTAAAGTTGACTCAGATGGAGTTTCTACCGAAAGTGCTCTCTGCAGAAGGGTATATGTCAATGTAAATGAATCTATTTCTGGTTTTTCTGACATAAAGATATCAAATCAGTTTGCAATCTTCAGTTGGGGCAAAGTAACTCTTGATGGGAGATCCAAGTTGATTTCCTACCCAGTAAACACTATTCTACAAAGAACTAAGCAACTAAAGTATAAAAATTATATTGCTTAGTAGTGTGATAAATAGATAAAAAAACTGTGTGCAATGGCTGCAATCGTAACTGATCAGATTAGAATATTAAACGCAAAAAACTTTGTAAATGAAGTTAGGTCTTCTGGCAATTCGTATTACTCTTTTGTTGGACTACCAAACCCAACAAATTATCAATCTAATTGGGATGTAGATCCACCTTCTCCAAAGGATAACTTTGATGAAGAGAACAATTATTGGGATACAATGATCGCTCTCAAGAGAATAAACTCTTCGGATGTGAGAAGGGTTGTTTCTAGAAGACTGTGGTCTTCCGGCACCACTTATGACATGTATCGTCATGACTATAGTAGAACAAATACGGCAAAGATTTCTGGTTCAACCAGTTTATATTCTGCATCCTATTATGTTTTAAACAGCGATTATAGAGTATACATTTGTTTGCAAAATGGAACAGATCCAGATAACCCCACAGGAAGACCATCTCTGGACGAACCAACATTTACAGATTTAGAACCAAGATCTGCGGGAAGTAGCGGTGATGGATATGTTTGGAAGTATTTGTATACCATAAAACCGAGTGATATTGTAAAATTCGAATCTACAGATTTTATTCCCGTTCCACAAGATTGGGAAACTAGCTCTGAAAACTCTGATGTAAGAAACAATGCAGTTGATGGATCTATAAAAGTTATAACTATTACAAATAGAGGAGATTCTGTTGGCCCAATTGGTGGAACACAGTATACAGGAATTCCTATTTCTGGGGATGGTGTTGGTGCTGAATGTACTATCGTAACAAATAACGACAGAAAAGTTGAATCTATAAGTGTGTCAAATCAAGGATTTGGTTATACTTATGGAACCGTAGATTTAGACGCTTCAGGAATTTCTTTTGGCACAGTAAAACCAACATTTGATGTTATCATTTCTCCAAAAGGTGGTCATGGATCAAATATTTACAATGAGTTGGGATCATATAACGTACTGCTTTACTCTAGAATAGAAAATGATATATCTAATCCAGACTTTATAACTGGAAATCAAATTGCTAGAGTGGGGTTAATAGAAAATCCACAATCAACAGATTCTACGCTGTTATCATTGGATAAGGCCAGCGCCACATTTGCACTAAGATTGGTTGGTGCTGGATATAGTTCTGCAACTTTTACTCCAGATTCTTTTGTGAGTCAAACTATTTCTGCTGGAACTACAGCAGTTGGTAGAGTTATTAACTATGACCAAGTAACAGGAGTATTAAAGTATTGGCAAGATAGAACTATAGCCGGATTTAACAGCACTGGAATAGGAATTACAAATCCACAATATGGATTTGAGATTAATGAGTTTACATCTACTCCAGAAGCTGGTGGTGACCTGACAATTGTTCCGTCATCCGGATCAAATCTACAAATAGATAATTCATTTTCCGGTATATCTACCGTAATAAATAATAGAACATATTATCTTGGTCAGGAATTTTTTAATGGTCTATCCAATCCAGAAGTGAAAAAGCACGCAGGAAATATTATTTACGTTGATAATAGACCATCTATAACAAGATCTTCGAATCAGAAAGAAGACATAAAAATCATTTTGCAGTTCTAAAGAATTATGCCACAGCAAACTAATCTTAACGTATCCCCTTATTTTGAT